GATAATCTTCTTTCTAATTTAGTTCTTAATGCTAGTTGTCTTCTAGTTTCTGCTCTATCGTTTATTCGTCTCTGTCTAAAAGAATGAAATCTTTTTTGTTGGAGTCTCATGTTTTGCTAGATAATGGATGTCCTTTAGGAAATAAATCAGTATCATGCTTTCCACCTCTAAATTTGCCTGATGATAAAGCTCTTAGAAAACTATTAACACGAGCATATGCCCATTGGTCAGGTGAATTAACACTTGGTCTAACAGAAGCAGGATTTGTTCTGTAAGCACCAACTCCACGTCTAAATACAGCTTCTAACATTCTTAAAGTAACTCTTTTAGTTTTGCTGTTTCCATATTTCTCATTATGGTCTTTCACTTTACCTTCTAACGCTTCTTTAACTTTTCCTGATAAAGCCTTTTCATCTTCTTTGACATCTAAATGATTTTGTAAAGCAAATTCTTTGTCTTCTTCTGTAATGATTTGTTGACGCTTTCTTTTTGCCCAAGAAAAGCCTGAATCTCCACCCCAAAGCAACCACGCAATCTTTCCTGCACTTGGATATCCTTCTTCACCTTGTCTAAAACCTACTGCTTCTTTGTCTACTTCATGTCTGCTAAAAAAGCTAAACATTCTTTTTACTGTTGAGATTGACAATCTTTCTCTAGCTACTAATTGATTTGCACGAGCAACACCGACAGCAGTGCCACCCCTATTGAACTTTTTTCTAAGTTCAAGCCCTCTCTCAGCTTCTTCTGCCATTTGCTTGGTAGGAATTGTGTCTATATCTGCTAACGCTTTTTCTTCTTGTAAAAAGAAATCAATTTCTTTATCTATTTCGTCTTCTTCAAAATCTTCTAAATCATTTTCATTTAATGGATTTTCAGGTTGTTCTACTGGTTCGTCACTAATTGGAAACAAGTTAGCTGAAACATAAAGTTCATCAGCACCTTCTTTTGGTTCTAAACCTAGCTTTTCTCTAGCTTCATTTCTTGACATAATTCCAACATTTACTGCACCAATCACATTCTCGTAAATTCTTCTTCTTCTTTCTGACAAGGCAGGAATGTTATCTATATCAAATTCTAATGTAAGCCTTTCATCAAACAATGGCACTAACCATTCGTTTAGGTCAGAAGATATTTTTCTTAGATGTGGAATAATTGTTTCTTCGTATAATGCAAGTCTTGCTTCTGCAACATTAGAATAAGTTTGAGAATCAGGAACTCCAACTAATTGACTTGGGACTCCAAAACATAAAGCTATATCTGTTGCTGACATATTTTTTAGGCTAATAAAGTCCATATCTTTTGGAGATAGACCCATTTCTTTCCAATCAAAGTCACCCTCTAGCAACATAGGTCTACCTGCATTAGCAGTTCCACTAAATCTGTTATTCAAGTCTGTCAATAATTGTTGTCTTTGTGATTCAGTAAGATTTACATTAAAACCTGCATCATCTTTTGGTTTAAAGATAACTGCACCACTTGGTCTAGCACCATTATCAAGCAAATTCACATTATGCTTACTTGCCATATTAAACTGGTCTACTTCTACAGCACCTGCACTCAATGGTGATAATCCATAATAATCATCTAATGGATGCCATAGTTTAATGTGTTTTAAATCACTAAAGCCGTTTTCTTGGTCAACCAAGTATGATTCTTGAACTCTGCCATTAAGCATATAATCATATTTTTCAGGTATTGGATTACCTTTTCCTTTAACTTGTATCCTGTCAGGTCTAAGCAGATGTAATTCTTTTGGTGTTCCTCTTTCACCACCAAGTTTCAAGACGTAAGCATTACCACTCAATAACACATATCCAAATAAGCTACCAAAAAACTCTGAATAGCTTTGTAAAGGATTTGGTCTATTTAGAAGACTTATCAAAGGATGATTGTCTATTATTTGGTCTCCTGCTTTAATTATGAAAGGTACAGCAGAAGCACCTTTTGCTATTTCATTTACACATCTATAAACAATTGCATTTTTAAGATAGCCTTCGTCAGCTAAATCTTGATAACTGTATTTCTTTTTATCGTAGGTTCCAACACCAAAATATCCCATCATGTTTGATGCTTTGGTTTCTTCTACGTTATCACCAAACAATCTTTGAAAAAAGTTCTTTTGTTGTGCCATTATGATATTCTCCAATTAACTTGCCCACTAGACTTACTTAACTCGGTCAATCCCCATACTAAAGCATCTAGTCGGTCAGGTGAAGTATTTGTTTCTCCTGTATAACTGCACATTTGCGTTTCTAACTCAGAATACATACCAATATGATGCACTCGTCTTTGTTCATACAAAGCTGATACTGGCTCGGCTCTAAGTATTTTACCTCTTGTTGCTCTTACACTTCTGTATGCAACATTTGGGTCAATATTTCTGAGCAATCTCTCCACCAAATCACCACCATTATTTACTTCTGCAACTATTCTATCTGCATTCCAATCATAGAATGCATTAATTACAATTTTTGCCCATTTATCAGGACTGTATCTTCCTGATAAATCGTCTAAGACATAATATTCATTATTATAATCTTTTCCAACTACTATAATACCAGTTTCATCACTATTGTCACCTGAAGTTACAGCAGGGTCTACTGCAACGATAATTTGTTGTAAATCTTTTTCTGTATCTTCTGATAACCTTGCTTCTTCTATTAAGTCGTAAGTCCACAAAGCACCTTCAAAGTTTTCTATGATTTCAGCATATAACTCTTGTCTACCAAGATTAGTTCCTTCATATCTTTCCTTTAGCATTTTTAGAGCAGACTCTGCTAGGTTTTCTTCATTCTCAAAAGTAGAACCACTGGTCACATGAACATCCTCTCTGTTTACTAAATCTTTAATTAGCTTATTGGGTTTTGGCGTTGTAGTGATTACACATTGTGGATTTTCTCCTAACCTTAAACCAAACATTAATTGGTCAAAAGCATCAGGATATCTCCATGAAGCTACTTCGTCACACCAAGCTCTGTGGAACTGCGGTCCGCGAAGTCTATCAGGTTCTACAGAAGCATAACCAGTAATTTTAGAACCATTGAATAATCTTATTTCACTTAAACTTGAAGAATAACCTTTTTGGTCAGGAGACTTCAGATAACATTCTTTTGGAATGATACTTAGTAAACCACTGTTACCACCAAAACATACCCTTCTTAAATCTCCATGAGTAGGTGCAACGACAGCACAGTTCACGTTATTATTTCTTAAAGCATACAAAGCTATATCTTCTGCACCTGTTCTAGTTTTACCCCATCCACGTCCTGCTAGGATTAACCATATTAGATAATCTTCTACAGGTTCAGGAGCTAGTTGTTTTTTACGAGATAGTTCTAGCCACTCAGTGTAGTGATTCGCTGTCGCTGTTAAGGCGTTCTGTTTTAACAGTGTCCAGTAGTTCCATGATTCTGTTAAATGCTTCTGCTTCTTTAATAGTTGATTGGACATTTATATTCTCAGTTATTTCTCCCATTGAAATCTTAGCCAACTTCTGACAAGCCAAGAGTGAATTTGTTAATGCTAATATCTGTGTTGGTGGTAATGGATTATTTTTGTCATTCATTGCATCTTCATTCAGTTGCAAGTAATAAGTTATTTGGTCAATAATTTCATTTGCTTTAGTCATAAACTTATCGTCAAATCTTACTGACTCTCTTGCCAACATTTTTTGTCTCTCTGCATTTATTTTGTCTTGTAGCTCTATGTTGAATTGTTCTCTAAGTGCTTTCCAACCTTCTGCTTGTGATGCTCTATAAATTGTTGCAGGTGCCACGTTATACTTTTTGATTAAATCTTCTATTGAATATTGCTGTCTCTCACCTGTTTCAAGCTCTATACCCTGCACAAACTCTGTCCTCAACTGAACTTTGAGTTCTTCTGTTAATTTAGTTCTTGTGGATTTTTTACTCATAATCTATCAAATATTATCACAAAATAATCCATTTCGTAAAATCTTCCTAAAATTAATAATTCCATTTTGGATTGAAATATGTTATAATGGGTATGTGACAAAATATTTCATAAAATGAAAAGGAGTATAAAATGAAAAATAAAAAGCAACTTTGGTGGGTTTTTCTTGATGGATACAGAATTGTAGAAACTAAGTCCATTGGATATAAATGGGTAAGATATCGCACTAGATATTGGGGTAACAATCCTAGTCGTTATAAAAGGATAAAAAAGTCTACTTGGGATAAAGCTCTTATCTGTTCTCTAGAGACAATGCAACAAAGGAAGGTTGCATAATGAGGGATGCACAAAGACAGAAAGTCTATGACTGGGAAGATTCTCAGTCATGGATGGTCAAGGATAGTTACTTATCACAGAAACAATGTGAAGATGTTGTAAAGCGACTGAATAAAATCTTTAAACTCAGAGTGACTCTTAGATTTAGAAATGGACATGGCAAGTGTTATGCCTTTAGCAATAATGAGATTATGATTAGGAATGAATGGGGTAGGTCTTATGGAGTTCTACTACATGAGTATGCACATTGTCTTACAAATGATTCACATGGAGCTAGGTTTGTTTCTGAGTTCTGTTTGCTCTTACATCACTTACATCCTGAACAACCTTCTATAAAAGATTTGGTTAATAGTCTTAATGATGCGAATGTTCAGTTTGTGGATTTTGAAAGAACCACTTGTAAGAGAAGACTGAGTAAAAGACATAAACCTTTTGATGATGTGAGCTTGGTCGTAATACCTGAACCTAAAAGATATATCAAAAGAAGAATGTCTGCCAAAAAACGAGTTCAAAAACTATTAGATGAATGGGGTGATTATTACAATGTTCAATATTACGATTATGTCATGCTCTATTATGTAAA